TTGGCACTCGGGCTCCGGCATGCTGGCGAATATTTCGGACAACTCAGCAAGCCGCGTTGTCCTTCGAGTTTGCGAATCGGTTGATGGTTGAGGCTGCGCTATGCGGTCTGTGTCGGTCATGTGGGGCCTCAGTTTGAGCCGTTGTAGTCGGGCGGGTTCTTGTGCTTGATGAGTTCTAGGGCAAAATCAATGAAGTCTCGATCCTTGCCAAGGTACATGGTCAACGCTCGCAAAACAATGTAGGCGGTCACGTACTTGTCGCCGTCATCTTCATTACCCATTTTCATGACGCTGATGTAGCTCATCACAACATCATTCAGAGACTCGTCTTCAAAGTAGAAGTCGTCAAAATTCACTGCCATTTCTATTCCTTCGGTTGTGTGGTCAGAGGCCCCGGCGCGAACGGGGCTATGGTGGGCATGTGTACAGAAAAGCGCCATCCCTACGACAGGAAGGCTTCCCACTTCACCGGGCTTCCGGCCTCTGGTGAAAATCAGAACAGGCCGTCTTGCGTGTCGCGCATGGCCTCGTCGATGTTGGCGCAGGCCAGCTCAAAATACTGCGGCTTGAGTTCAGTGCCGACGAACTTGCGGCCCATGCGAACGGCGCAATAGCCCTCAGACCCAATACCAGTGAACGGCGAGAACACCAGATCGCCAGGATTGGTCCACAGGTGAATGCAACGCTCGATCACGTCAAGCTGAAGCGGGCACATGTGCTTCTGGTCGTTCTCGTCGCGGGCTGGCATCTTGTTCAGCGTCCGGCCTTGGTCGATGTCATCCCAGATCGGGCTGGCGTACTTCTGCCACATCGCCACCGGCAGATCATCGCCATGAGTGACGCGGCTTTCGCAGTCGCCGGGCTTGCGCATCGTCACCACGTAGTCAGGCAGTCCCATGCGGCTCATGCTCGCGTTCTCTCGGATGGTCTTGTGGAGCAGGCCAAGTGCCTTTGTGCGCTGCATGGCAACCACTGGATCTTTCCAAATGCAGACCTCGGAGTGATAGACAAACCCGGCGTCTTGAAATGCGCGGATCAGATCGCCACGGAAATCACGCAGGCCAATGAAGCCTTGGCGCATCTTGGTCGTTGGCAGGTTCATGCAATGGAACGACACGTTCCGGCCCGGCTTGATGACGCGGAACAGTTCACCGATCAGGTATCGGAGCTGGGCCACAAACTCGGCATCGTCCTTGCAGTTGCCCATGTCGTGGTCGGAGTTGGAGTACACGAACAGGTCAGCAAACGGCGGGCTGAAAACCGAGTAGTCGATGCTGTTGTCTTCCATGCGCCGAGCCCACTTCACGCAGTCACCGAGGTGGACCGTGTATCCATCGCCGGTCTTGGTGTCTTCCATGTACTCGTCCACGATGTTGGTCTGGCCCTTGAGTTCGTTGTTCATGATGTCCTTCATGTGTTCGATCATTGATTCGCTCATCTGGTTGTGCTTGACTTCTTTGCGCTTGAGGTTCGCCAGAATCTGGCCCTCGTTCTCAGCCGTGAAAAGGTGCACATGCACGTTTCGTTTTTGTCCGAACCGATAGCAGCGGCGAACGGCCTGGTAGAACTTCTCGAAAGAGTCGTCAAGGCCCACAAATGCCATGCGTGCGCAGTGCTGCCAATTCATCCCAAACCCGGCGATTTTTGGCTTTGAAATCAGGACGCGCAGGGTTCCGTGGCTGAAGTCCATCATGCGGGCGGACTTGTCTTCCGGCTTGTCGGACCCTTGCACGTTCACCGATCCTGGGATCAGTTGATGCAGAAGTTCGGCCTCGTCGTTCAGGTGGCACCAGATCAGCCACGGCTCTGACGTGTCGGCATTGACCACATCGGCAAGGGCTTTGCATCGCGCTTCGATGCTGTCGCGCTGGGCTTTGCGGCGTTCGGCCAGTCCGGTTGCAGGCTTTGCGAACAGGTCGCCGGTCACTTCGGTTTCGACAACGTGCTCGATGTACTCAGGCTGAGGAAGGACGTAGCGCGAGCCATCAAATCCGATGTCTGAAGGGTTGCGCAGCACCACGGACCATGTGCCCATCCACTCCCAGAATCGAGACTTGCCCCACCCCTTGAGAATCCAAGTTCCCGTATCGCCTGTGTCGTTGACAAAGTACGTCGCCAGCATCTCGGTGCGCGTCATGACGCCCAAAAACTCGCACTGGTTCCCGAGTTCATCGAAGTCGTTAGGGGATGGCGTAGCCGTGCAGCTCAGGCGATACGGGACGCTCTGAGCCGCACTGATGATTCGTTGGCGGGTCTTGCCGTCGTGAGCCTTGAGGATGGATGACTCATCCAAAACCAGGCCATGCAGCGATTCAAAGTCAATCGGCTCCATGCGTTCGTAATTGGTGATCCAGATGCCCGGCGCATCAGGTGTGCCGCCATTCGGAACCCGGCGAACGTCAATGCCAAAGGTGGACCCTTGCTCAATGGTCTGCTCAGACACGGCCAAAGGCGCGAGAATCAGCACCATGCCGCCCGTGTGCGATGCCACCTCGTCAGCCCATGAAAGCTGCATCAAGGTCTTGCCAAGCCCTGTATCTGCGAAGATGGCGGCACGTCCACGGCGCACAGCCCAGGAAACAATAGCGTGCTGGAAGTCGAAAAGGTTTTCGTTCAGATCGCCGGGGGCGTGGCCTGTTGCCACTTCTTGCCGTCGCTTCGATTGGACGAATGCGTCATAGTCTGTCATTGCTTTTCTCGGTGCTTTTCTGTTGCGATGCCTGCATCATCTCGCACCCCATCGCCCCGGTCTAATTGCTTTTTCCTATCGGATCGATTGACAAAACCAATTGGCGCGGATTGGTGAAGTGGGGCAAAGTTGGCGCATTGAAACGAAGGATTGAGCAATGGACAACACGCCAGCATTCCCACTGAACGAGCTTTGCCGAGAAACGGGCCACATCGTTGACCAACACTTTGGCATGAGTCTGCGCGATTACTTCGCTGGGGTTGCGCTTCCTGCTATTTTGGCGCCAAACCCAGCAACCGGCCAGTGTGCGCTAGTCTCAGACTTTCCGGAGTGCGCAGACGTTGCCTACAAAATGGCCGACGCCATGATGGCAGCAAGGGGCCAGCAATGAGCAAAGCAATGCACACACCGGGGCCTTGGGTCACGCTTCCTGAAGAGGTTGACAAGCCATACATCAGGATTCGCGGGACAAGGCTTGGAGGACGCTATAAGGTTGCAAACGTCATCACGCCAGTTTATGAGGGTGTGCATGAGCGAGAGGCCGACGAGACGCGGGCAAACGCCCGGCTGATCGCAGCGGCCCCGGAGCTTTTGGAGGCGTTGAAAGCAGTCCTACCTTACTTGACTGATGGCGAAGACGCAGGCGACGAAGCTACTCAACTGGCGCCAATTGTCCGCGCCGCCATCAAGAAAGCCGAATCCACCCCATGACGATCAAACCCCGCCGCAAGCCGCAGCTCGAAACCGTGACGCCAACGCTCACCCCGTCCGGCGTCCACGTCCAGGCTGACAACGGCAAGACCCACACAATCCCGCTTGCAAGGTTCCTGCGCTGGTGCCTGAGCGAGCTTCGCAAAGCCCACATTGGAGGCAATTGACATGACCGAGACTCACGACGACCGCGAACTTTCAACGTACACGCACGCACACGACGGTGACCAGATCGCCATTTTCCGCAACGGCCAGCCGGTCTATTTTGTGCGGGATGTCGCAGCGCAAGGGGAAAAGGCCGTGCTGCTGTGCCTGCTGACGAAGTGCGCAAACGCTCTGCGCGATGTTGAGCCGGGCGACACTCATGAGGCTGAGTGTCTGGGCGATCTGATCGTGGCTGTTGACAACGTGCTGAATCCTGAAGGCGCAGAGGGCCTGTTTTGACAAACGCATTCAGCAAGACGTTCTCCTCGTCAATCGACTGGTCGAAGGACCAGAAGGACCGCCGCATCAGCGAGCAGAACAGCGCCAAACGCGCCAAGCGCCTCGCCTCTGACGACCCGAAGGAGCGCGCAAAAGCTGCGGGCACGATGGGGCCGCTGTCGGGCGTCACCGAGAACCACCGGCTGAAGAAAAACAGCAAGCTGGGGTGATATAATCGAGGCGTCCGCGCAATGCGGGCAAAGCGAGTCACCGGCGAAATCTTGGCCGATAACCCACTGGCAGATCGTTGGGGCTTTCTGTCTATAGGCGTGGGCGGTGCGAGCAATTCGCACCCGTTTCCCACTCGGACGGGCGGCCCAAAACCGCCCACACCTATGGGCAGAAAGTTTGTATGAACGCCATCACCAATGCGTCACCAGCTCAGACGATGAGCAGCCGCGAGATCGCGGAGCTTGTTGACTCTCGCCACTCCGATGTGATCCGATCAATTGACAGGTTGGCAGATTCTGGAGTCGTTGAAAGGTATGCGCCGACGGCGTACACCCACCCGCAGAACGGCCAGACCTATCAATGCTACATGCTGACAAAGCGTGACAGCTATGTTGTCGTCGCCCAGCTTTCCCCTCAGTTCACGGCGCGCCTTGTTGACCGCTGGCAGGAGCTTGAAGCCGGTCAGGCGTTCTCAGTCCCAACGACGCTATCTGGTGCTCTTCGCCTTGCAGCGGAGCAGGCCGAAACAATCGAGCGACAACAGGCCCAGATCGCCATCGCAGCGCCGAAGGTCGATTACTTTGATCGGGTTGTTGAGCGCGCCACCCTCATGACCGCAACGCAGGTGGCTCAAAAGCTCGGCATGTCAGCCGTGACGCTCAACAAACACCTGGTCGAGCTGGAGGTCTACAGCCGCAACGTGCAGCGCGCCCGAGTGTTCAAACAGTGGTTCATCGACAAGGGTCTGGGGATGCTCAAACAGACCGAGATGGGCTACTCGCAGCCGCTTTTCACTACTGCGGGCGAGGCTTGGGTGGTGGAGCGCCTGACCAGTGAAGGAGTGATCTGATGCACTACTACAAGCGAAACATTGGCGACTATGCCAAGAAGGCAGGACGCCTTTCGATGTTGGAGCACGGAGCGTACACGCTTCTCATTGATGCGTGCTATGACCGTGAACGGTTCCCCA